TTCTTTAGAAGAAAATTTAGCAAGTGGAACTCTTAATTTTGCTATCTCAGGTTTACTCATCAGCTTCCTCTCAGCAAATGTTACAGTCTTTCGACTATTAGGGAAATAAACACAATCTAATATGTCAATCAACCATTCTTTAAATTTTTCCCAAGGTACTAAGAATTCTACAGACCTAAACAATGAATCATTGATACTGACATGATTCAAAGCTTGTGATAACCCCGTTTCCCATAATTCTTCAACTATTGACATAAGATTATATTGTAAATGATTCTCCCATGATAAAGTAACTAAGGAACTGATTCCTGACATTATAATTCTAGTGGCTAAGATTCTAAAAATCTGGCTTGGTTCATAACTTAGTCCAGAATTCAACTCCAAATTCCTTTTTAATGAATATAACTTGGCTGAATAAAGATTATGATTTTCAATAGATTTTGCAATTAGATCTAAAATCTGCACAGACATGCCAACTGCTTGATGAGACATAGTTTTGCAACATTGATAAATCCGATCACTACGTTGAATAAGTACAATTCCTTGATATTGTGAATGAGTATTCAAATTTGGGAACATGTTTAGAAGATAACTCTCACGATCTTCATTCTGCATTGATAATATTTTGTATAATAAGCTATCAAAATCATCTGCTCTCATGTCAGTTTTGCCCAACTTTATCAATAGATTGTACACTTTCTTAGGTAAAGGAGGAACATCTTTCTTTGAAAGAAAATCAGTCAAAGTTTCGATGCTTGGCAATCCAAAACTAGGGTTGTTTTGTTTCCATTGGAATAATGAATTAATAAAAAAATCATCATCTGATATATCTGAATTTTTGATCAACTCATGATTAGGTTGATACTCATAAAAAATGTGGTATAATAAACTACTACCTATGTTGTCAATCAAATTCTCTTTGTCCAATTTTATGATACCAAAAATCTGGATTGACAATTCATGTGAAAATTTGATTATCTTCTCATTTTTAATCTGAGATCTCATTTTATCTATACACAAAAATTTCTTTATATCAATATATATGGGGACATCACTGGGTAGGAAGTAATAAACCTTATAATCAATGTAATCTCCGTCTGTATAAACAAATGTTTTCCCTGATTTTTTTAGTGAAAGAGTTTTGTAAGCCATACTAGGCAATAGATTGAAACCTCTATTACTTATAGGAATTATTTCATCAAAAGATTTAGCTCTTCCAATACCATAATTTGAGCCTCTATTAGAAAACCCTATATACAATTGAGATGGATCAGCAAATTCTGAATCAATCATTTCAACATGTAATCCAGACAAATTCAAAAAAGTGTGAAGATACCAAGAACTAGGTAGTGAAAAATCACCTTGAAAATCACCCTCATAATTTAATTCTGTAAGAATGCCATTGGTAATTTTCACATTAAGGATGGTCTCAGGCAAATTGATTGTACATTCTCCTGAACCAAACCATCTGTTAGAAATCTTAATCTGCTCTGTAGTCCAATAACACCAATAATAAACATCTTGTAAAATAACTTCTTTTTCCATTAATCTTTCCTGATGTGAAATCACAGATTTCCATTCTGTCGGCAATAACAATGAACACTGATTTAATTTTTCAATTGGATTAATATTAAATATGTCCAGATCCAGAACATCATATTTTTTAAGGAATTCAATAGACCAGAACACTTTCAAATAATTAGTTACTGTTTCTGGCATTTGACCGAGTAAGATCTTTC